ATGCCAGCCAGGCCGGAGCGCGTGGTGCATTGTAACCACTGCTGGGCGCGATGGGAGATCCAGCCATGACCACCGACCCCGCGCGGCTGGCGGCGGAGAAGTGTAGCAGTCGGCTTCCCAAGCCGGTTGCACCGCGATTCTGGCGTTACGTCAACAAGACGGACGATTGCTGGCTTTGGACCGGCACTCGGTGCGGCCGGAGATCGTTCCAATATGGCCAGCTATCGGTGAACAATCGCCGTGCCCGCGTTCACCGCTTGTCATGGGAAATGCATTGCGGGCCGATCCCGGCGGGCAAGTGGGTGCTGCATCGCTGTGACAATCCGCTGTGCGTGCGGCCGGATCATCTTTTCCTCGGGGATCACGAGGTGAACACCATGGACATGGTGCGCAAGGGCCGTCACCGGCCACCATCATTCCCGGGCGAGAAGAATGGATCGGCCAAGCTAACCGAGGCTGACGTGCTAGACATTCGAGCGCGAGTGTTGCGGGGAGAAACGCAACAAGCCGTTGCTGATCGGCACGGGATTAGCCGCGGCCAAATCTACAACATCATGAGCGGTCGATCGTGGTTCTCGCTCCCCTGGGCCGCGGCGATGAAGGAGGGCGACTAGCGGCTGGTGGCCTGGAAGTGGATCGCTGACCCGAGCCCCTTCAACCGGCAATCGGCAAGCCACAAGGCGATCAACCGGTCCCCCGTGTGATCGACGAGCGAATACCGCCGGATATCCCCGATCAGCTCCTCGACCTCGCGCCGCCTTGGGAAGCGCCAACGCCTAGCGTCCAGGTCCTTCCCCATGCCCCGAATCGCCCAGTGCTCCTCGCCCCGCTTGGCTGCGGCCCCCGTGTACTGGCCAAACACCCGGATCGACCGCGCCTCCTCCGGGGTCGCCCCTACGGCCTGAAGCAACGCGGGATCGGCAGCGAGGCTCGCGATATGGGCCTGGGCAGCGTTCGTCTCGACGAGCCATTCCCGGGGTTTCATTGACCGCTGCACCTGGACGATCTGCTCAAGCAGGGCCTTCCCCATCCATTGCCCCGAGCGCATATGGAGCAAGTGCTTGGTCCCCGCCCGGTGGTCTCCGGCGACGGCGATCGCGGTCAGGTTCGAGCCCTTGGTCTCCGAGGCACCCAGATCGAGCCCGGCCGTGACCCAGCGGAACTGCTCCTGGGGATAGTCGCCAGACCACCAGGCGTCTGGGTCCTGGCAGAGCCGTTGGCAGTCGCGGGCCGATTCGTAGGGCAGAAGCCCCGTCGAGTCAGAGAGCGCCATATTCTGCAATTGCCGGGCAAACTCGACGTCGCCCAACTCCTCCCGCTTGGATGCTAGGCGCTCGTCCGACCAGCGCTCGGGCCAGCTGCAGTTGGCTTCCCCCGCGGCGTAGCGGCGAGAGGTCCAGACCCCCGGCTCATCGCGCTCGAGACGGTGGGGCATGTCGTCGATGTGCCAGGCGTTGTTCGTGATCCAGACTGATCCGTCTTCCGTGATACGGCCAAGGAGGACCTCTTTCAGCCAGTCGTAGATGTTCTCCCGGCCGGCGGCGGTGAGTCCATTACGGCGCGTCACCGTGTCGTCAAGGATCGCGATATCGAACCTGGACCCCATGATCGCGCCACCGACCCCGAGCGCCTCGATCGAGAAGTCCTTTTCCCGAAGCGAGAAGTAGCGATCCCGTTGGACGAGGATCGAGTTCTCGTGCCAGTGCTCGAAGCGGTTCCGGCGGATCGCGGGCTGGAGCCGGGGATAGATGGCCCGGAGCCTGCCGTTCGACTCGATGTTGGCTTTGATCCGCGAGAGCCATTTGACCGATTGGGTCGAGGTCTCGGAGATGAGTGCTATGCGGAGGTTCGGATTTTGGCCGAGCTCCCAGATGGGGCGGAGGACCGAGAGCTGCTGGGTCTTCCCGTGCTCGATCGGGCCGAAGAGGATCAGGCGGCGGTAGTCGGTGCAGAGGCGTTGCCACTCGACGTGGAAGTCGGTCGGGTGGAGATCAAGGATCTGGTCGCCAAGGTAGGCGGCGTTAGAGCGGGCGATCTCCCGGCGCAGCGCCCATAAGTCGTTTGACTTGATCGTAGAGCTCTTGCTGCCTCTCGATGGGGAGGGCGGCCCACTGCTCTCTCCAGGCAGTGCGCTCGGCGGAGTCGTCGTCCTGGGCATCGGGCTCTCCGTAGCCTGGGGGTAGGATCGGGGCCGGGCCCAAGTCGAGTCCGTTCAATTGGCGCCGGTCGCGGGAGATCCGGAGAAGCCGATCCATGGCAGCGTACCAGCCCGGCCCCGTCGAGGCCTTCCGGAGCTTGTCCCAGACGAGCAGCTGATAGCCGTTCAGGCGCTCGTTCTCAAGGGCGCGTAGGTCCTCGACTGCTTGAACGGGGATTGACCGTATGCCGTTCCAGATGGCGCGGTTGCAGGCCTGCTTCGAGCTATAGCCTACTTCCTTGGCGATCGCGACGTCCGTGAAGCCGGCTAGCTTCATCTGGACCATGCGCTCGAGGAGCTTGGCGCGGTCGTAGGCGTGGTCGGGCTTCCGCATGGCCCCGCCGCGGCGGACGCGGACCGTGGATTGGGCGGGCGAATCCTGGCCAAGGGCATCACCGCCCTGGGGGGTCATCATTGCCGGCCCGTCCTTGGGCTCTTGAGGCATGGTTAATTGTCTAGCACGGATCGGCGGGCGGCGGCAAGGATCTGGCGGCCGACGACTTCCGCGACTTGCGGGACAACGGCGTTTCCGAGGGCTCTAAGGCGGTCCACCCGAGATGGAACCCCATGAGCCACTCGACCCACGTCGGGTTCAACGTCCCACCAATCGCAGTGGCCAGCCCGTCCCCACTGTGAGCCGATGCCCCGGCCCGGTTGTAGTTCCCGTGGACCGTCGGTGTCGGCCAGGTCGAATAGGGCGGCCGTGCCGGATCGTTCCCCGCAAAGCGGGCTTGCTCCATGTCGGCCATTGTTACCATGCTCTTGGTCGGAGTAGGCCAGGAGTCCCGCCGCGCCATTGTTTCCAAGCTTGGCCGTATCGGTCCCGTTCTGCCCATTCCTCCGCCTTGATTCGTCCCGTAGCTCTGCGCTGATGGGGTTGGCAGCATTGGCCGTTGCAATACCTGTCGCGCTAGATAGTCGGTCTTTCTGCCAGTCGCTAGCCGCGATGGCCGAAGGTTCGGCGTCTTCGAGATCGTGTCCCCTAGGCATGGCGTGGTCCATCGTTCGCGTTCCGACAAGGAACACTCGTCGTCGCAAGTGGGGTGCTCCAACGTCGGCAGCCGATACGCAATCCCATTCCGCATCGTACCCCGCCTCGGCCAAGTCTCCGAGTACGTCTCCGAATCCTCGAACAAGGAGCCCTGGTACGTTTTCCACGAGCACGTATTTCGGTCTAAGTAGGCGAATCGCTCGGGCGAACTCGGGCCAGAGCCATCGGGGGTCGGCTTGCGCGAGCCGCTTGCCAGCCGTTGAGACGGGCTGGCAGGGAAAGCCTCCAGCCACAAGGTCAACTGGTTCGACGGTGGACCAGTCAAGTGATCGGATGTCATCATAGCGGGTAACGGTGGGCCAGTGCTTTGCGAGGACTCGTCGGCAGAAGTCATCTATCTCCACCTGCCAGCGACACGTCATGCCGGCACGTTCCAAGCCTAGATCAATACCGCCGATTCCCGAGAAGAGCGAGCCGAAGATCATAGCTTCCACCACGGCCGCTTTTTGTATTCGCGGAGTTGGTTTATTGATTCCGCAAAGATCGCTGCGCTTTCCTCTAGTCCGGCCACCTTGCCTCTAAGGAACTCATCTCCTTCGATGAAATGCGCTTGCGCGTCGGTGATGATGATGTACTGATCGTCCGATCCTCGGAAAAACTCCTCTAGTTGTTTGCTGAACTCCTCAAGGCGTTCTTTGGGCACCTCTCCTGAAACTGTAATCATGTATTTCATAGCTTCCACCACGGTTTAGGCTTGCCATATCTGTATTCAGGATCGGGATGGGAAGGCTTCGGAACGTAAGGCGGCGGGGCCGGCATCTTATCCCGCGTCAACGTGCGTCCAAGCTCGGCGCCGCACGGGCACTTGTGCTCCATGCGCTCAACGCCATCCTCGCACTTGACGAGCGTGTGCCTCACGGCCTCCCCGTCGCACTTCGGGCACTTCCAAGGCCACCACCACGGCGGGTACGTCAATTCCGCTCCGGTCGCCAGTCGGAGCGGAGGTCGCTCGCGAGGCGCTGGGGTGAGAGGTGGGCGAGAGTCGCGGGCCCGTGCGGGGGCTGGCCGTAGGCATTGACCTTGAAGGCAGTCGAGAAGACTTGGGCGTTGCACTTGTACATCGACGCGGCTAGCTCGGGCTGGTTCGCTGCCAGATCGGCATGGATGGCCTTCATGTTGGCGGCCAGCTGGGCGGAGGTCGGGCCCGGCTCATCGGGCGTGGTCGAGAACGTGATCGCCTGAGGGCGGGTGCGCTGGTCCTCGAGCCATTGCAGGGCACGCCAGACGGCAGCACTTGCGATCGCTACGATGCCGCCGAGCAGGAAGGCGAGGATGATCATGTGCTGGCGCTCCTCCCAAGTTCTGGCGGCTCGAGGCGGATCATCGCGATGGAGCACGCCGATAGGCCCCG